TCATGCCACGGCCTCCAAGCATTGATCAGTCACCTTGGGCTGTAGTTCAAGGACGACTCGCTCAATCCCGTTCGGATGCAATCGTACCTCCAGGTCGTTCGGCGAAACGATCACCTTCTCAACCAGGAGTTTCACGATCCGCGACTGCTCTGCCGGGAAAAGCTGATCCCATATGGCGTCAAGTCTCGTCATGGCCACCGTAACCTTGGCTTCATCCAACGTCGGATCGAGCTCGATGGCGCGCGGCAACATCTCACCAAGGAGATTCGGTGATCGGAGAACCAGCCGCAATTGGTCGAGCACAGCCGACTCTAGCTCTGCTGCAGGTAGGCGAGGTAGTCCTGATGCCCCGGCGTGCTCCTTGGCATCACGTTGCGGTAGGTAATACCTGTAACGGCGGCCGTTTTTCTTCGTCGTGTGCCAAGGCGACAAGGCTCTCCCGTCATTGCCGTAGACGATTCCCTTCAGCAGATAGGGAACCTTGGCCCGTGTGGCATTTCCTCGAACCCGCCCATTACTGGAGAGGATGGTCTGCGCGCTCTCCCAGATATCGCGATCAATCAACGCGGGATGCTCGGCTTGGTACCACTGTTCCTTGTGGCGCAACTCACCGAGATAGGTCCGATTGTTGAGGACTTTGTAGATCAGCCCCTTATCGATCGGCTTGCCTTCGCGGATCTTGCCGTCCTGTGTCACCCACGACTTCGATGTTGCGCCGTCGAGCTTCAGTTCCCGGACCAGCATCGTGGCGGATCCCAGTTCAACAAAGCGCCGGAAGATATGTCGGATCAGTTTGGCTTCCTGCTCGTTCGCCACCAAGCGCCTGTTAGCGACGTCGTAGCCAAGCGGTGGAACACCTCCCATCCACATGCCCTTGCGCTTGCTCGCGGCGATCTTGTCGCGGATGCGTTCGCCGGTGACCTCGCGTTCAAACTGTGCGAAGGACAGCAGGATGTTCAACATCAGCCGGCCCATCGACGTAGTGGTGTTGAACTGCTGGGTGACCGAAACGAAGGACACACCGTAGCGTTCGAACACCTCGACCATCTTGGAGAAGTCAGCAAGACTACGTGTTAGACGGTCGATTTTGTAGATTACGACCACATCGATCTTGCCGGCTTCGATGTCTGCCATCAAGCGTCGCAGCGCTGGGCGCTCCATGTTGCCACCGGAGAAGGCCGGGTCGTCGTAGTCATCTGCAACCGGAATCCAACCTTCGGCACGCTGGCTGGCGATGTAGGCATGGCCAGCATCACGCTGCGCATCGATAGAGTTGTATTCCTGGTCGAGTCCCTCATCCGTGGACTTGCGGGTGTAGACCGCGCATCGCATCCGCCGCTTCAGCACCTCACTCATCACTTGCCTCCATTCTTGGCCGAGGTCTTCGGTGTTGCCGGCGCTTTGAGTCCGAAAAACAGTGGTCCAGACCATCGGGTTCCGGTGATCTCTCGGGCAATCATCGACAGGCTCGGGTACATCCGGCCTTCGTAGTCATATTGACCGTCTGCTGTGGCGGTCACTCGGTACTCGATCCCTTGATAGTCACGGGTCAAGACTGTTCCGGCCATCGGGCGGTAGTCGCGATCACGTTTTTTGACCTTGCCGGTCTCGACGATGGCTTCGATACGGCGCTTGTTGCGGTCAAGCATGCTGGCCCCAACCATGCGGAATTCCATTTCTTGGAGCTTGTAGGCGATACGACGCTCAAGAAACTGTCGGTTGTGAGTCGGGTTTCCGCTGCCGAAGAGTCTGAGCCAGAGTGACTTGATCTCTGCCATGGGCAGTTCAGGCAATCCAGCGATCTGCGCCGCCACGGTTTCTGAGGTGGTAAAGGTGTGGCACGTGTTCATAAAGACTCCATTTCATTGTTGTTGACGGGGTCTGTATGAACGCGCTGGTTGCCAGAGAAGCCAAGGTCAAACTCGTTCTCTGGGGCAGTAATTCCGGACTTCTGAATTCCACTATCACGAAGGCGCGCAAGGCCATTCGCCAGGAGTGACGCCACTTCGCGGCGGCGCTGCTCAGGAGTCATCCGATCGGGTGGAAGTTGTGTGACAGCATGCATCGGTATCGATCCTTTCAATCCAACTCGCTAGATGCGAATTGTCCGGAAAGGGTCAGGCCGACACCATGAGGGAATTTATGGCTGCCGCTGGCGGGTGCGGGTTAATGCGGAAGGTGGGAGAACTTCTTGATCAGCGCCTGACCGGAGGTTGTCCATTGCGGACGAAACGATCGTAGGTGTCTTCCTCTTGCTCGTCGTCGTGGCGTGCACCCTGCCACTCAGCCTCGGGCATCAACAGCAGTGTTAACGTGTAGTCGTATTGCCCTGCCACACGGGTCATTTCGGTGACCGGCATGCTCGCCGGTTCACGGGGAAACCAGGACTGAGCACGCCCCGTCTGGCTGTCAGCCATGTCAAATGCGTTGTAGCTGTGCGCCAAAGCATTGCGGGGTAGTTCGATTGTGTTCTTGCGGGTCGCGAAGTAGGCGCCTGACTTGAGCGCGGCCTTGTTCGACTTGGCCCACAGCATATGGTCGTCGCGGCTGGCCACCAGAACGGCGCGCTTTGGTGCGATTTCGGTCCAGCGCAAGGCTGCCGCCGTCAGCGATACTCCATAGCGATCGGCACAGTGGCCCAGCAGATCGAAGCAAATCGGCTGTCCATCCACCTGGCGCCGGAAGTCGTCCAACGGCATCAGCAAGGTCGACGAGAATAAATCTGCTTCGGCCTCGATGTCCCGCTCGTTGTTGTCACCCGTCTCAATGTCGCCGTCGCCGCATTCGAAAAGATCCTGCTGGTGACGGTGAAGGATGTAATGACCAAACTCATGCGCGATCGTGAAGCGCTTGCGGCCTTCTGATGGGGTGGCGCTGTTGTAGAGGATCAGCCACTTCGAGCGCGCCTTGTTAGCTTTCAGGAGGCCATCGAAACCGTCCAGATCCTCGCCTTGGACTTTGTCGATCGGCGAGTCTGCGAAACACTGCCGGGAATATTCGACGGCCAGTTCATCTACCTTGACAGGAAACCGCTCCGCCCCCAACACCATGCTGAGCATGGTGGAGATGCGGTTGGCCTCGGCCATGGGCTTCTTGCCTTCCGTCATTCATCTTCCCATGCGTCGATGATCTTGCGGATCTTCTTCTTGTCCGGTTCAGACATGGTTTTGTACTTGCGGAAGAATGCCTCGTCGATCACTTCCTCGTCAGGACTGGAGGTGGAATCGCTAAGCAGGAACTCTGTCGTGACCTCAAGCACGGTGGCGATCTTGCCTATCTTCTCGGCCGATGGCTTCGGGTCGTCTTTGTTCTCCAGTTCCCATATGTAGCTCTTACTGGAGTCTGTGAGCTCGGCCAGTTGTTCAAGGCTGAGCTTCTTTTCTTTCCGCAATGTACGGATCTTGTCACCCAAGGGTGAAGGCACCGTTTTCTCCTCAATTGTTAGCTGGAACAGGAAAATAATACCACCAGACCGAACGTAATCGTACCTGCTTGACAAACCCATATTTAATCAGAAATAATCCGCTATCGTTCGGTGTGCCGAACGTAATCGGTCTTTTAACCCCAACAATAAGGCGGGGCTGCTGGGCTGATCTCCACCCGATCCACACCTTTATAAAGGGGTATGTCGATGAATGATGCAGAAAACCTGTCCAAGCTGCTCGGCCATCTGCCGCCGGCAGTATTTCGTGAATTCATGGTCGAAGAGTTTGAGTTGGCCATGCCAGATCTGGACAAGAAGGCGGCCAAGCGTGACCAGCGGGCGGAAATGGAAGCAGTTCTTTCCGGGCTAGGCATTAACCATCGGCAACGCATTGAGGAAGTCGCCGAACGTATCGTGTTGTTGTCTGACGGGGCTGGACAAGACGTTATCGAAGGTTTCCGTGATGACATCTTTGACCCCAAAGACCAGGAAGCCTTTGCCGCCATTCGCAATCAGTACGAACGCGCACTGTGGTTGCATCTCAACGCTCCGACCTTGTTTGACGAAGCACTGAACGCCCGCCAAGCAGATGTTTTTCGTCAGAGCGCATCGTGTTACTCGGGATTCATTGCCCCCAAGGATCTTTCGGTTCTGGAGGATGAGTCTTCCCGACAGGCATTTCACCATGCCGTCGCCGACGAATTAGGCTGCGAAATCGACTCGGTCGCAGTTCAGGTATTCAAGCGATTGCGTCCGGACACGCAAACCGGCGAGGAGATCGACCTCTATCAGATCAGCGTGCACCACAACCGACCACCCGAAATTGTCGATTGCGTCCAGGCAAGCGAGCTTGTGTCCCAAGAGGTCGTTCGGGCTGTCTCATCGCACATCACCTATGAACCTGCCAATGGCCATCTCGAGGTTTTGTCGAAGGACACCGATGGCCGGGAAGCGCTGGCACGCATCGTCGCCGATTCTTTACTGCAGTCACCCATTACCGGCGAAAAGATTCCGCTGAAGCAATACGATTACCAGAGCTTGGCTGGGCCGAGGAATTTCGATATCACGGGCGAGCCTGTCGCCTCCGTCAAGGTGATCGAACTCGGCTACCTGGGTGACAACCACCGGTCACTGCTGGTGAAGATTTGGGCCAAGGATACCGACGATATTCATGCTGCCGCACGATCCTTGATTTCGCCGGAGTTTGATTTCCGTGATCACCAGCTCAATTACGCGAAGATTTCGATTCGCACCAAGAAAGTCGGGGCAGATCGTGCCAGGACGATTTCAGTGATTTTGCGAGAGGACAACAAGTGCAACATCAAGACCAAGCGGGAGAAGGATCGCGCCCTCTGTGATCGCCTGCTCGCGAAATGGAATCTGGTAAAAGTCATCGGCAATGCCTCAGACGAAACTCTCGACGCGCTCGCTGCTTGACCTGGTCGACCTGTTCGAGCAATCGAGCCAATCGACCGTCGATGCCGAGGGACAACGGCTATACGGAGTGCCTGGATGGGTTCTTTCGGGCATCTCGGCCTTGCCAGACAAGCAACTTGATGATTGGACAGATTGTGTTGGCTATTCGGCATTCTTCCCTGCGCCATGCGGGGAAGACCGGGTGGCAGTTGAGATAGAGGAAGAAGACGTTCCTGATCGCTACAGTTATCGGTGCCCTGAAACCTTCCGAAAAAAACACATCAGCTCGGCGACGGTTGCTGTCCGATCAGTTCGTATTCCGCAATTCTTGAACTGCGTTGCTGACCTACTCGAAATTCCGCAAGCATTGCGGCGCGGTATCGAAACTGCGGCCGTGGATAATGTGCTCTGGAATATCGGCAAGATGCGTGTGGCAGGCATGCAGGTTGATGTGTGGGTGGCTCGAAATCTTTCGTTCTCAATGGAAAACGTGTTCCGGCACCTCCAAAACAGTGCATTGCCTGACCAAGGGGTGATCCTTTCTACCGGAAACAAGCTACCCGCGATCATTCATCCCCCGAGGCAATATCGCGTAATCCCGATCAGGGACGTGTTGGTACGTCAGGTGTCATCGCCACACATTGATATCGACCTCATCCATCGAATATTGGTGGCCGCCCCCGGCGCAAAACTTGAAGCGTCCCTGCCAGTCCGATTTGATCCCTATTCCAACACACTGGTGATTGCCACGAAATCCATTAAGCCATGGACAATCAAGGGGGCGAAACAGATCGCTGCAGTCCGCTACCTCTTTGAGCAATTCGAGAATGGCCGGCGATGGGTGCCTGCCGGTGAAATTCTGGCAGCCGTATATGGATCCAAGGAATCGGGACGCAGCCGCAGAATGCAAAATCTTTTCAGCGGAAATACGTTCTGGGAAGACTACATCGTGAACAACGACGACGGTGAGTACGGATTCAATCTTGAATAACCATCGTCATCCCGCTGCACTCCGCACAACCGCCTTCGGGCGGTTTTTTGCTTTCTAGACCCCCAATTTCCACGTTTTTGTTGCGCCCGTACACGAGCCCGTACATGGCGGCGGCGGACGCCCGTACACATTGAATCCGAAACTGATCTCACGTTTTCGCAACCACTCGAAAGGAGAAAAACGTGAGTATCAAACACCTCAACCAACGCCAATTGGCCGACCGTTGGGACGTCAGCGAGGCAACGCTTGAACGCTGGCGGACTGAAGGTATTGGACCAGTTTTTTTGAAACTTCAAGGGCGCGTGCTGTATCGCGTCGAAGACGTCGAGTCCTTTGAGGCCGACAGCTTGCGCAAAAGCACTTCAGAACGTGTCGCCGTCGGAGGTGCAGCATGAACCTCCACGAAATTGTGTCGATGCCGGTCACGCGAGTTTCCGAACTCCCGGCTGAAGCTCTGCAGCAGGCCTTGGTCTCGGCAATGGCCAACGTCACCCAAGCCAAGGCCATACTCGACCACGTCGAATTCGCCACCGATCTTCGCTACGGCGAACGCGCCAAGGCCCTGCGCCTTGAGCTCGGAAAGGACACCGGTGTCGTTCATTTTGACGATGGCCGTGTCCGCGTGACTGCCGAGTTACCCAAGCGGGTCAAGTGGAACCAGAAGCTACTGGCTGACCTCGTCAGTCGAATTGCGGCCTCTGGTGACAACCCCGCCGAGTACATCGACGTCACCTACCGCGTCAGCGAAACGAAGTACCTCGCCTGGCAGGAATCCCTGCGTTCCCAATTCACCCCCGCACGCACCGTCGAGGTTGGCGCCGCCAGCTATCGGCTCGCACTTCTTTCGGAGTAACCATCATGTTGAATACCTTTATTGACCTTCTGCGCAAGAAATCCGTATGGCTGTCAGATCTTCCGGCCACCATCCGGGTACCGGGCCACGGTGGCAAACCCACCATCGACGGGCTCCAGATTGAAGAGGCGAGTGTCGACGACATTGCATTCGCCATCCAGGGCCTGGAATACGAATCCTCCGCCATCAGCGGGCAGCTTCATGCCCTGAGGCGCTTGCATGACCTGGCGCGAAATCGCGGTGCGCTCGGCACCGACACGGTCGGCGCGATTTTTGGTGGGGAAGCCTGACATGGCCATGCCCATCATCACCGCCGATCAGCGGCTCGCCGAACCGCGTGGCGTCAAAGGCGTCCTTGTCGGCAAAAGCGGCATCGGCAAGACATCGCAGCTGTGGACGCTCAAGCCGATTGCCTCTCTGTTCTTCGATCTCGAGGCGGGCCACCTGGCCGTCGAGGGTTGGACAGGCGACACGATTCGCCCGCGTACCTGGCAAGAGTGTCGCGACTTCGCCGTGTTTATTGGTGGCCCGAATCCGGCGCTGCGCGATGACCAGCCCTATAGCCAGGCGCATTTCGATGCAGTCTGTGAGCGTTTCGGCGATCCGTCCGTCCTCGACAAGTACGAAACCATCTTCATCGACTCAATCACCGTCGCCGGCCGCTTGTGTCTGCAGTGGTGCAAAGGACAGCCGCAAGCCTATTCCGAAAAAACGGGCAAGCCTGACAGCCGAGGTGCCTATGGCCTCATGGGGCAGGAGATGATCGGCTGGCTGACTCATCTGCAGCACACCCGGCACAAGAACGTGTGGTTCGTCGGCATCCTGAACGAGGCCTTCGACGAGTTCAATCGCCGGGTGTTCTCGCTGCAGATCGATGGTTCAAAAACCGGTCTTGAGCTTCCCGGCATAGTCGATGAAGTCATCACGCTGGCCGAGATCAAGGGCAGCGACGGTGCCAACCACCGTGCATTCATCTGCCAGACACTGAATGACTGGGGTTATCCCGCCAAGGATCGTTCCGGTCGGCTTGATCTCATCGAGGAGCCCAACCTCGGGCGACTCATGGAAAAGATCGCAGGCCCGGCACGGCCTGCGCCTGAGCGCCTCGACTTCGCCAGTCATTCCCTCACTTCCACCCCCGAATCCAACCTGACTCAGGAGCCCTGATCATGACCTATTTTGATTTCAATTCCGCTTCCGAACAATCTTCCTTCGACCTGATTCCGAAGGGCACCCTGGTGAAGGTGCGCATGACCGTCCGCCCCGGCGGATTCGATGATCCATCGCAAGGCTGGACCGGTGGTTACGCCACCCGCAATACCAGTACCGGTTCCGTCTATTTGAACTGCGAATTCGTGGTCATGGAGGGTGAATTCGCCCGCCGCAAGATGTGGTCGCTGATTGGTCTCTACAGCCCCAAGGGCGAAGAGTGGACCAACATGGGCCGTACCTTCATCAAGGCCATCCTGAACTCGGCGCGTGGCGTGCATCCGGGTGACAGCAGCCCGGCCGCCCAGAATGCCCGCCGCATCAGTGGGTTCGTGGATCTCGATGGCATTGAGTTCCTGGGCAAGGTCGACTGGGAGAAGGATCAGCACGGTCAGGACAAGAGTGTCATCAAGGCCGCCATCACTCCCGATCACAAGGATTACGCGGCTTTCATGGGCGGGGTGCGACCGGTTGCGACGGCCAGCCCCGCTGCGCCGACACAAGCCCCGGGGCGTGGCCCGGTGTCCGGACGTCCCAGTTGGGCGCAGTAAGGAAGGAGCCTCGACATGATTCTCCGTCCTCGCCAATCCCTACTCGTCGAGCGCTCGTTGTCCGCGCTCGGCGATCATGGCAACACGCTTGCCGTCGCGCCGACCGGTTCCGGCAAGACGGTCATGCTTTCAGCACTGACCGGCCGTCTGTTGTCTGACCCGGATGCCAAGGCCTGCATCCTGGCCCACCGCACTGAACTGACCGGACAAAATCGGGCCAAGTTTGGGCGGGTCAATCCCGGCATGAGCACGACCGTGTACGACGCCAATGAGAAGTCCTGGTCGGGTCGTGCCACCTTCGCGATGGTGCAGACCCTGTCACGGCAGGCCCATCTGGACCAGATGCCGACGCTCGATCTGCTGGTGATTGACGAGGCGCATCATTCGGCCTCGCCGACCTATCGCGCCGTAATCGATCGGGCACAGCAGAAGAATCCGAAGATGTTCCTTGCCGGCTTTACCGCAACCCCGAACAGGGGTGACGGCAAGGGACTTCGCGAGGTATTCAGCAACGTCGCCGATCAGATCACCCTCGGGGAGATGATCGCTGCCGGGCATCTGGTGCCGCCACGCACCTTCGTGATCGATGTCGGTGCTCAGGAAGCCTTGTCCAAGGTCAGGCGTACCGCCGATGACTTCGATATGGTCGAAGTCGCCGCCATTCTCAACAAGGCGGTGATCAACGAATCCGTGGTCGGGCACTGGAAAGCCAAGGCTGCTGGTCGCAAGACCATCGTGTTCTGTTCCACGTTGGCGCATGCCGACAATGTCTGCCAGGCATTCAATGCGGCCGGCGTGAATGCACTGGTGGTCAGTGGGGGCCTGCCTGATGCAGAACGGAAGTCGCGCCTCGCCGCTTACGAGTCGGGGTCCGTGCAGGTACTGGTCAACGTCGCTGTCCTGACCGAAGGGTACGACTACACCCCGACCAGTTGCGTGATTCTTCTACGTCTGAGTTCGTTTAAGTCAACGCTGATCCAGATGGTCGGCCGTGGATTGCGCACCGTCGATCCCGAGGAATTCCCCGGCGTGATCAAGACGGACTGCATCGTTCTCGACTTCGGTACCGCGACGCTGATGCATGGCTGCCTTGAGCAGGATGTCGATCTCGACGGCAAGCAGAAGTCCGAAGACGGTGCGAAGAAATCCTGCCCGGAATGCAATGCCGAAGTGCCTGTTGCCACCCAAGAGTGCCCCATTTGCGGGTTCACTTGGCCACTCGACGTAAGCGAGGTCGTCGAACTGGCCGGCGCGGCCAGGCAGCCACTCTCCGATTTCGTCATGAGCGAAATCGATCTACTCAAGCGTTCAAACTTCCGCTGGTGTGACCTGTTTGGCAGTGACGATGCGTTGATGGCCACCGGGTTTCATGCCTGGAGCGGCATCTTCTTCCTGAACGGGCGCTGGTACGCCGTCGGTGGCGGCAAAGACATGCTGACCCACTTGTTGGCTGTCGGGGAACGCACGGTCTGCATGGCCAAGGCCGACGACTGGATGAATGAGCATGAGTCCGCCGACTCTGCGCATAAGAGCCGGCGCTGGCTGAATGAGCCACCCACGGCGAAGCAATTGCAGTACCTGCCGGAATCCATGCGTGCCGACTATGGCATGACCCGCTACCAGGCATCCGCCTTACTCTCATTTCAGTTCAACAAGTCGGTCATCAATCGCCTGGTGCAAGCGGCTAACCAGGAATACCGGGAGGCGGCGTGACATGCGCAATCTGTTCCCGACAAGCCAGGGGGTTCGGCTGGTTCAACGCCAACTTGCCCCGTCACGACCCTCGACGCTATTCGGATCGATGGGTGTTTTGCTCCATGCGTTGCCTGGACGCGTTTTCCAAACTGATGAACCGGACGGAGGGACGCATGGTTGATCCGTCTGAAATGGAAATGGCCGCCATGCACGCCTGTCTGGCCCCGCTCGGGGAGTACGTCGGCAGCATCGGCATGGACCGCCCCCTGGCTGACTACAGCCGCGACGAGGTGCTGACCCTGATCGATGTGGTGGTGACAGCCTATCAGGCGCGGATGCTCGATGAGCACGAGCGCATCGCGGCCAAGGATCGTGCATTCCTGGAGGGGCGTCTGGCACGCCCGGCTGTCCCTGCGGGGAAAGGAGTGGCATTTTGATGCTCGACTTCAATCATCGTCCGAAATTCCACGAGCAGGTCTGTGAACACATAGATGCGGCACTGGTCGCCGAACGCGCGCAGCAAGCTGCACGCCGTTATCTCGGTGGCTCGCGTTTGGGTGTCGAGTGCATCCGAGCCCTTCAATACGAGTACCGCCAGATCCCCGTCGATCCGGGTCGTGACTTCCCTGGTCGCGTGTTGCGCATTTTCGAGGTGGGGCATGTCCTGGAAGATTTGGCGATCCGCTGGCTTCGACAGGCCGGCTTCGAGATCTATACCCGGCGCAGAGATGGTGGCCAATTCGGATTCGCGGTTGCCAATGGTCGTATCCAGGGGCACGTCGACGGGATTATCGCCAATGCACCGCCTTCACTGGGCTTGTCCTTTCCGATGCTGTGGGAGTGCAAAACCATGAATGACAAGCAGTGGCGAGACACCGTCAAGCGGGGTGTCGTTGTCACCAAGCCCATCTATGCCGGCCAAATCGCTACCTATCAAGCCTACATGGAACCATCGATTCCGGGGATTTCCGATAACCCGGCGCTGTTTACGGCCATCAACAAGGACACGCAGGAACTGTGGTTTGAGTGTGTGCCCTTCGATGCCGGGCTCGCCCAACGTTTGTCAGATCGTGCGGTGCAGGTCATTCAGGCCACCGAGGCGGGCGAAACGCTGCCACGCGGTTCAGTATCACCGACCTTTTTCACCTGTAAGGCTTGCGCCTGGCAAGACCAGTGCTGGACTTCCGCATGACGGCAACGATTGATCTTTGGCGCGACTTCAACTCAGCCCCGGAGCCACGCGCAGATTTTGTCGACGATATCGATGCAATTCGGGCCGCGTTGCTCGACCGGGTGGAGGCAGTACTGCTGTATCTCTATCCCCAAGGGCGCATTCGCGGTGCGAAATTCTATGTCGGCGATGTGGATGGCAGCCCTGGCAAAAGTCTCGTCGTGGAGTTGAGTGGGACTCGGAGCGGCCTCTGGACGGACTTTGCAACGGGCGATGGCGGCGACTTGATCGATCTATGGGCCCGCGCCCAGGGTCGGACGGCGCAGCAGGATTTTCCGCAATTGATCGATGAGATCCGGCAATGGCTTGGCTTTGTCACACCACCACATCATCAAGCACGCGGACTGCATCGGGCCATTGCGCTGGACGAACTCGGCCCGTACACCGCAAAGTGGGACTATCAGAGCGCGGAGGGCGAACTCATTGCCTGTGTGTATCGCTTCGATCCGGAGCCCGGGTGCAAGGAATTTCGGCCATGGGATGTTCGGGCGCGCATGTGGCGGGCACCCGATCCACGTCCCCTATATAACCAGCCCGCTATTCGCCAAGCCTCGACGGTCATTCTTGTTGAGGGTGAGAAATGTGCCGAAGCGCTGATCACCATCGGCGTCGTTGCGACGACCGCCATGAACGGTGCGCGCGCTCCGATCGACAAGACCAACTGGTCACCCCTAGCCGGGAAACACGTCGCCATCTGGCCCGACCGTGACATTCCGGGGTGGGACTATGCCGAGAGCGCTGCCCGGGCCTGCGTGGCTGCCGGTTGTGCCTCAGTCGCGATATTGGAGCCCCCCACCGAAAAACCGGAGAAATGGGACGCGGCCGATGCCGTGGCGGAAGGCTTCGACTGCCATGCATTTATCGCCAGCGGCGAACGGCTGGTTATTAAAGCGGCACCTCTTGGCTTGCCGACTTTCACTCTCGGACAACTCCTGGATGACGATTCGCCACTCCCGGATGATCTTGTTTCCCCTCGGGTGCTGACACCGGGCGGTCTGCTGGTTTTCGGAGGCGCCCCCAAGGTGGGCAAGAGCGACTTTCTGCTGTCTTGGCTCGCGCATATGGCCGCCGGCGCCTCGTTTCTCGGGATGTCGCCTTCTCGGCCACTGCGAATCTTCTACATGCAGGCCGAGGTGCAGTACCACTATCTGCGGGAGCGAGTAAAAGAGATTCGCTTGCTGGCCAGTCGGATCGATATCGCTCGGGACAATTTCGTCGCCACGCCCCAACTGCATCTGGTTCTCGACGATGATGGCCTGAATCAAATCATCCCGGCAATCGCCAACGCCTTCAATGGGGAACTGCCCGACATCATTGCCATTGACCCGATCCGTAATGTGTTCGATGGCGGCGATGCCGGTGGCGAGAACGATAACGGGGCCATGTTGTTCTTCCTGTCACAGCGGGTCGAACGCATTCGGCGCGAGATCAATCCTGATGCCGGTGTGATTCTGGCGCATCACACCCGAAAGCTGGGCAAGAAGCAGTTTGAGGAAGATCCGTTTCAGGCGCTGGCCGGTGCAGGCAGTCTTCGCGGCTACTACTCGAGCGGAATGCTGCTCTACCGTCCTGATGAGATGCGTACAACCCGGCAGCTGATCTTCGAGTTGCGCAATGGACCGGGTATCCCCCAAAAGCATGTCGACAAGATTCACGGTGAATGGCGTGAGGTCGATGCCAACGAACGTCTCGTCATGCAGGATTACGGCGAGAAACTCGATGCCGAGCGTCGTCGCAAACGGGATGTGATCCTGCAGATCCTCTTTGAAGAGGGACTTCAGGGCCATTGCTACACCGCTAACCAGTTTGCCGAAAAGTTCGAGGGAAAAGCCGGTCTGGGCGGGGAGCGAACCATTCGTGACCGAATTTCGGCACTGGCCACGCAAGGCTACATCAAGCACTTCCGCAACGCGGCGGACTACAAGTTGTCGCCACCACGCACCAAGTTCGGCTACATGTGCGTAGAAGGCATGTTGCTGCGCATGCCAGATGGCGAACCGGATATAGATACCGGCGAAGTGCCAAGGAAGGAAGTCCGTGTCCTGCCCACCCACTTCAAATGCCCCCAATCGGGAGCCGCCTTGCCGGTGGAGAACCCCGAGGTGTGGGTGTACCTCGATGACTCAATTCATTCCCAGGAGTCCGCATGAGCGCGCAACAGCAAGTTGGCAAAACCGTTGCCAACCTCCCTCCTTATTCGATCGAAGTTGGCAAGTTGGCAAATGCCTGCCAACTTGAATCCCAAGCAGATCAATCGATTATCGAATTGTCGGCAAATTGGCAGATTGGCAACCCTGCCAACTTGCCAACTTCCGCAAACCCGCATGAACACGAGGTTTCTGAAGATTCTCCAGTTGGAGAAATCTCCCCCTCCTACTTCGTAGGAGAGGGACACAGTGGTCCCTCTGACCTACGTGGAGGGGATGCCGGTCGATCGCTGATGGTTGATGGGGCCGGATTGTTCAGCACGATCTTCGCTCTGGACCTCGGCACGCATACCGGGTGGGCGATCCAACTCCGAGATGGCCAAATCATCAGCGATACCGAGAACTTCAAGCCACAGCGCTTCGAAGGGGGCGGCATGCGCTACTTGCGATTCAAGCGGTGGCTCACTGAGGTCAAGCAGAGCAGCGATGGCATCGATGCTGTCTACTTCGAGGAAGTGCGCAAGCATGTGGGGGTCGATGCAGCTCACGCCTACGGCGGCTTTCTTGCCACGCTCACGGCGTGGTGCGAACACCACCAGATTCCCTACCAAGGCGTTCCGGTCGGCACGATCAAAAAACACGCCACTGGTAAAGGCAATGCCAGCAAGGACGAGATGATCGCCGCAGCCAGGAACCGTGGCCATAGCCCTGGTGATGACAATGAGGCCGATGCGCTGTCGTTGCTGCACTGGGCTATCGAGACGCAGGAGATGTGAGATGAAGGTACCGAACATCCCCTATCGCTGCCCGCTCGGTCGCGTTCAGTCGCGTGACGATCCAGAGGTCATCAAACAGCAGGGTTGGAGAGATCAGCACATTCTGGTGGTCGCTGAGAACGATGACCGCCTGGATTTCATTGAACGTGAATTCGTCCGGCAACTGGGCGAACGTCTGTATGGGGAGAAGCGCCGTGGTTGAGTGGACAATTGAAGATGTGGCAGCACGTTTTGCAGAAGCAGCTGAAACCAGTCGGCGGCTACCCAGGGTCACTGTCCAGGGCTACTTCAACGTGTGGCCTGCCTTTGCCAGAGATGCATGGGAAGCCTACCCGGACAACGAGCACGTCTATCGTCCGTTACCTCCGACACCCCAAGCAATCGAACGGATGCTGGAGACGATGCGATGGGTGATCTGGCTTGAGGAGGATGACCGTCACCTGGTATGGATGCGTGCCAAGGACATCGACTGGAAGATCATTGCCCGGCGATTGGCATGCCACCGGTCAACGGCATGGCGGGCATGGCAAAGGGCTTTGACTACCGTCGCTAACCAACTGAACTACGAATCCAATAGCAGCCTGTCTCGCGTGCGGCACTGAAACTACGTGAAATCGATGGTTCTTACCAATCAGTGCGAAATCACGAGGCTGAACGCGGGATTTGCCAGCATTTAGGGCTGCAACATTTTCTGGAAATCTTGCTACCATTCCTGCTAATGTCACACGCAAGGTCTGACACACACGCAAGGCCACAGGAAACTGTGGCCTTCGTCGCTTCTGAAAGTGATCTTGCCGGCTGGCTGAAAAATTCGACGGGTCCTTCCTGGCCAAAAAGCCATGCGGGGGGCGCGAGCCCGGCATTTCGCTACCGTCTGACCACAAATTGAGGTTACCAGTTACCACCCTGGTTACCACCTGAACCGAGTTACCACCCCATTGACGACCCGCCCCTGTGGCGGGTTTTTGCATTCCAATGACCGAACAACTGCGCGTCGAGTATCGCAAGATCGAGACGCTGATCCCTTTCGCCCGCAATCCGCGCACGCATTCCGATGCGCAGATTGCCAAGCTGGCCTCCAGCATCGTCGAGTTTGGCTGGACACAGCCCATTCTCGTCGACGGCGCCAACGGCATTATTGCCGGCCATGGCCGGCTGGCGGCGGCGCGCAAGCTGGATCTGCTGGAAGTGCCAGTGATTGAACTCGGCCACCTCTCGTCAGCACAGAAACGGGCCTACGTGATCGCCGACAACCGTCTGGCACTCGATGCCGGATGGGACGAGGAACTGCTCTCGCTGGAATTGGCTGAGTTGTCCGAGTCCGGTTACGACCTGACCATGACCGGCTTCTCCAACGAGGAGATTGAGGAACTACTGGTCGGTGCCGAGCAGGCATTACAGAACGAGTCCTCGCCCGACACCGAAGAGGATGCCGCCGACGATGTACCGGAGGCGCCATCGAACCCGGTATCGCGTCCAGGCGATGTCTGGCAGATCGGCGCGCATCGCGTCATCTGTGGCGATGCCACCGATCCGGTCGTGGTCCGAACCCTGATGGCTGGCGAGCAAGCCGCTCTGTGCTTCACCTCGCCGCCCTACGGCAACCAGCGGGACTATACGAACACCATCATTGATTGGGATGCCCTGATGCGGGGTGTCTTCGCCAACCTGCCGATGGCCGCGAACGGCCAGGTGCTGGTCAATCTCGGATTGATTCACCGCGAGCAGGAAGTCATCCCCTACTGGGACGGCTGGCTCGACTGGATGCGTACTCAGGGTTGGCGGCGCTTCGCCTGGTATGTCTGGGACCAGGGGCCGGGATTGCCCGGCGACTGGAATGGCCGGCTAGCCCCTTCGTTCGAATTCGTCTTTCACTTCAACAGGAAGGACTCCGAAGCGCGCCGCCCGAACAAGTTCGTGCCCTGCATCTATGCCGGGCGTGACACCCATCTGCGTGGCGACGGCACCAGCGCCGGTGGCATGCGCAATAAGGATGGCAGCAAGACCGCCTGGAACCATGTCGGCCAGGTCACGCAGGAGACCAAGATTCCGGATTCCGTCATCCGCATCATGCGGCACAAGGGCAAGATCGGTCAGGACATCGACCACCCGGCCGTGTTCCCGGTGGCGCTGCCCCAGTTCGTTCTGGAGTCCTACACAGATGCCGGCGAAATCGTCTTTGAACCGTTCTGCGGTTCGGGCACGACCTTGCTGGCCGCCGAGCGCACCGGCAGAAAGGTACGCGCCACCGAGATCGCGCCGGAGTATGTGGACGTCACCGTGAAGCGCTTCCAGCAAAACTTTCCCGAGGTGCCGGTCACGCTGGCAGCAACGGGTCAGACCTTCGATGCCGTGGCCCGTGAGCGTCTGGGAGGTGCGGCATGACCATCTCCTGGCTTGCCGACAAGATCGAGCAATGGCCCACGGCCAAGCTGGTGCCGTATGCCCGCAACTCGCGCACCCACTCGGATGCTCAGGTCGCCCAGATCGCGGCGTCGATCGCCGAGTTCGGTTTCACTAATCCGATCCTGGCCGGAAGTGATGGCGTCATCGTCGCGGGCCACGGTCGTCTGGCGGCTGCTCAGAAGCTCGGCCTGGCCATGGTACCGATCGTGGTGCTCGACCATCTGACGCCGACCCAGCGCCGAGCCCTGGTGATTGCGGACAACCGCATCGCCGAGAACGCCGGATGGGATGAGGCGATGTTGCAGGTGGAACTGGCCGCGCTGCAGGACGATCAATTCGACCTGGCCCTGACCGGGTTCGACGCCGACGCCCTGGCCGATCTACTGGCGGGTGAGGAAAGCACTACCGAAGGCGACACCGACGAGGATGTGGTTCCGGACGGGTCCGGCACCGTCGTATCCCGGGCGGGCGACGTCTGGATCTGTGGTGAGCACCGGGTGATCTGTGGTGATGCGACCGATGCCGATGCCTACGCGACGGTGCTCGGTGAAGAGATCGCCGACATGGTTTTCACGGATCCGCCGTACAACGTTAACTACGCCAACTCGGCCAAGGACAAAATGCGCGGCAAGGATCGCGCGATCCTCAACGACAACCTCGGCGACGGGTTCTACGATTTCCTGCTGGCGGCACTGACTCCCACCGTGGCGCATTGCCAGGGTGGCATCTACGTGGCCATGTCTTCGAGCGAACTTGACCGCTTGCAGGCAGCGTTCCGTGCGGCCGGCGGCCACTGGTCTACCTTTGTCATCTGGGCCAAGAACACCTTTACGCTGGGCCGCGCCGACTACCAGCGCCAGTACGAGCCAATTCTCTACGGCTGGCCCGAGGGTGCTGACCGCCACTGGTGCGGGGACCGCGACCAGGGAGACGTCTGGCAGATCAAGAAGCCGCAGAAGAACGATCTGCATCCGACCATGAAGCCGGTGGAACTGGTGGAACGGGCCATTCGCAATTCGAGTCGCCCGGGCGATGTGGTGTTGGATCCCTTCGGTGGGTCGGGCACCACGATGATCGCGGCGCATAAGTCGGGCCGCCGTGCGCGGCTGATCGAACTGGATCCGAAGTACGTCGATGTGATTGTGCGCCGCTGGCAGGAGTTTTCTGGTGATAGTGCAATACGGCAATCAGACGGGATCGCCTTTGATGCTGAATTGACAGAGCAGAATTGACGACGGGGACCGAAGTCCCCGCCGGCTTTTCTTTGGTAACAAGGCTCAAGCAGCCTCGGCAAAGGCCTTAAGCGGCGATTGCGAAACGCTCATCGTTGGCGTTTAGAGATTTGCTTCATTAACGTCGATCGCCTGACGAGTTGCCTGCTTTCCTTCACTCACCCCGTCGAAACCAGTGCACCCCCAACTAAGAACACTACGATGTGATGCTTATGATGCTCTTAGGTGGAGGTGGCGGGAATCGAACCCGCGTCCGAAGCGCTTCCAGATTGCCGGAATTACAACCATGCGTCGATTATGGGGGTAATGGCCCCGAATTTCAAGGAACGTGTTCACAACATACTGATCCAGTGTTCAATTTATCTAACGAGAACTCGGGATACAAATCGCCGCTGGTGATGTCCGCCACGTAGCCGACGTCGCTGAACTCACCGGGCTGGTCGGCGAGGATGACGCCGCCGACTGACTGGATTGCCACGCCGTACTTGCGGGAGAGTTTGGTAAGTTCGGCGATGAACTTGTCGTAATTGGCTTCGAGTTGCGGGGTGATGAGGACGGCTGCCATGGCGATTTCCCCTTACGCTGCTTTGGCTTCGAAGGATTCGTCTGTCACTTCGCAGTGGATCACGAAGCCCGTCAGGTAAGGCAGTCCCTTGGGGATGCCGTAGTCCTTGCTGGTCTGGCGGCCAATCGACCAGCCCATCCATCGGGTGACGGCGGCATCGATGGCTTGCTTGATATCGTGGCCCTGCAGCGTCTCATTGAGGACGTCATCCGCAAAGTGGCGTCCGTGGCGGCTGTCGAGGAACAGCCTGACCGATTCGAGGGGCTGGTAGGTGGCGTCCGAGATCGCGGTCATCGCGATCGGCCAGGCGGCTGCGGCGTTCTCGTTCATCGTGCCAAAAAATCCCCAGGCATCGTTCTGGGTGGCGGGGATGGTTTGCTTCGTGGTCATCGTGGTCTCCTGGGTTGATCGTTGCGACACCCGTATGAACGCGCTGTTTGATTGAGAAGCCAAGCTAATCTTCGAAGAATTTGCATCAATTTTCGGTGGCGAGTTCGTCGAGCAGTTTCATCGCGGTGCGGTCGCCGGCAAGGGCAGTCCGCAGGGTGCGCACTGCCTGGTCGATGCTGACCTCGGGCCGCCGATTGTCGAGCAGCCAGCGGATCGCGTTGGCCTGATCGTTGCTGGGCGTCGGCGACTCAATCGCCACCCCAACGTACCGACCGTAGCTGCCGCCGGAGGGATCGACATAGAGCGTGGTGCGGCCGGGGGCGCTGACCTCGACCACACTGCGTTTGCCGTTGCGGTGTCCGCCGTGTCCCGCCAGCCAGTCGCGATCATCCAGCAGGGTGCTGGCGAAGACGTCGTACTCGGCGGTAGTCAGTTCCTTGCGGTACTCGATCGCGATGGACTCGGGCGGTGCGCTCGGGTCCGTGTTGTGAAGTACCTCGTCGAGGCTGCACGGTTTGCGGGTAAAGCGGGCGCGGATGGTGGTGGTCATGGTGGTCTCCAGTCGGTTGATTGATGCGACAGGTGCATGAACACGCTGTTCAATCAGGAAGCCAAGCGTTTTTTGATGAAGAATGAATTGGTGGCAGAATCCCCGCTTTCCAACCAAGGGGAGTAACCACCACATGAACAAATCGGAACTGATTGAAGCCCTGGCCACCAAGACCGACGTCTCCAAGGCCGCTGCAAGCAAGTCCGTCGACGCTCTGGTCGAGATCATCACCGCCGCTGTTGCCAAGGGCAACGACGTGGCCCTGATTGGTTTCGGCACCTTCAAGGCATCGAAGCGTGCTGCCCGTACCGGCAAGAACCCGAAGACCGGCGAAGCGCTCAAGATCGCGGCCACCACAGTTCCGACGTTCAAGGCTGGCGCTGCCTTCAAGGCGGCTGTTGCCCCGAAGAAGAAAGCCAAGAAGTAATTCCGTCTCCGTGGGGTGAGTCAGGGCGGTGCCGGGTGACCGGGCCGCCCTGATTGTTTTACCGGTCAGGTGATCCGGTAGATGCGCTCCCCGCCGTCGGCCTTGTCCGAGGTGAGGTTGAGCCCGAGTTTCTTTTTGAAGGCCCCGGCGAAGGTGCCTCGCACCGTGTGTTTCTGCCAGCCAGTGGCTTCACAGATCTGGCTGATGGTGGCACCCTCGGGACGCTGCAGCATCTGGATCACGGTGGCCTGTTTGCTGTTGTCGCGCATGCGGGGTTTGCCCTCGACGCCGACTTTAAGCAGTCGCTGGGCGGCGTCCTGTTTTTCTTGCGCCCATTCGGCCTCCTTCGCGGCCACGGCGGCCTCAACCTCCGGGTCGGGATGAAGGGGCGCAGGCGTTGGCAGGTCGCGCCCCAGGGCCACGTAGCCCTCAATGGCGACGAAGTAGTTGTCCTGGCCGTCGCTGGTGATCAGGGCCTTGTTGAACAGGCCCTGGATGACCTTGTGCCGTGCGCCGCCCTTCACGTTGTCGGGAAACCAGACGATCTGGCCCTTGGTCTGGTCGATGGCATGTTCGAGGATGTCGTACTGGGTCGTGCTGAGAGTGATGCGGGTGGTCATGGCGATCTCCTGGTAGGTGGATGAGTTTCAGTCTTCCCAAATCTGGCTGCCGTCGTGGCTGATCCAGAGTCTGGCGTCGTCGTCGGTCGCCATCTCGATGGTGGCGATGCCGCTGGCAATGTGATGGCCGTCCTTGCCGGTGGCGCGGTAGGTCAGACCGTCGTGGCGAACCTCGCAAGGCCTGCCTGCGAGGAACTCGATCTCGACGTGCATCGCGCCGCGAGGTTTGTGGTTGGTATCGGTTACGTTGGCGTTGATGGTCTGGGTGGTCATGCTCTGCTCCTGCGTTGTGTGATGGTGATTGCATGAACGCGCTGTTCGGGATGGAAGCCAAGCACTGAATCGAAAAATGTTCGTGAATCCGCACCTGGCTTGATGCAGATCAGGCCGGCCCGCCTTTCAAAACCTTGATGCCCTCGTGCGCCAGGGTGAGCACGGCGGTTTGATAGGCGACCTGCGACAGGCCCGGCACGTCACGGGCATCGTCGATCAGGGTGTCGATGGTCGGCCGGCTGATCGCGCGCATCGCCGCGCAGGCGGCTTCCTGTTGCGCTTCCGTGGCCTCGCGGATTGCCGGGTAAAGGCGGACCAGGGTGGTCAGAGCGTCGTGGGCGAGTCGCTTGCTCAATGTGTCGATCGAGTCGCGGGTGGTGGTGTTCATGGCTCCCCCGCTCAAAGGACTTCGGACTCGAGGAGCACGTCCTCGTAACTGAAATCGTGGTTGCCGATGACCTGGCCGTTCTCGAGTTCGTAGCTGGGTTGCTCGTCGCGGTCATTCACGAAGACGACGCGCAGTACCTGGCCGTCGATGCGGATGTAATCGCCCGGTTGGGCCTTTGTTGCGTAGCTCATTGCAGTCTCCTTGCTTGTTGGTGATGGTGATTGCATGAACGCGCTGTTCTGGAGGAAAGCCAAGCTCTGAATCGCAACGTTGGAGAACATCTGCGATGGGCTTGATGTAGATCATGGGTCTGTCGATACGCGCCTACGCCCGGCATCGCGGCGTCTCTCACGTGGCGGTCAAGAAGGCGATCGATAGCGGCCGCATCACGCCCGAGCCCGATGGCACGATCGAGCCAAACCGGGCCGACCTGGAGTGGGCACAGAACACGGTGTCAGCCAGGAAGCCTGCCCCGGCCAAGGCAGCGCCAGCAGCGGTCGAACCGCCTCGCGCACGGACGATCGAGCCAGCAGAGCCAGCCGCACCCGTTCTCTCGACCGGTGGCACCTCGCTGCTGCAGGCCAGGACGGTGAATGAGGTGGTCAAGGCGCAGACCAACAAGGTACGCCTGGCACAGCTCAAGGGCGATCTGGTCGACCGGGCCCAGGCGATTGCCCATGTCTTCCGGCTGGCGCGCACGGAGCGTGATGCCTGGCTCAACTGGCCGGCGCGCATCTCCGCGCAGATGGCCGCCAAGTTGGAGATCGACGCCCACGAACTGCACGTGGCCCTGGAATCCGCCGTGCGCGATCACCTGATCGAACTTGGCGAATTGCGCGCCCGGGTGGATTGATGGAACTGGAAGACTACGAAGGCGCGCTCGACATCGAACGTGCCTGGCGGGAGGGGCTTGTCCCGGATCCGCTGTTGTCGGTGTCGGAGTGGTCTGACAGGCACCGCATGCTGTCCTCGAAAGCCTCCTCGGAACCGGGGCGCTGGCGCACCAGCCGCACCCCGTACCTGAAGGCCATCATGGATTGCCTGTCGCCGACCTCAGCGGTCGAGCGGGTGGTTTTCATGAAGGCGGCTCAACTGGGTGCCACCGAAATGGGATCGAACTGGATCGGCTACGTGATTCACCACGCCCCCGGTCCGATGATGGCGGTGTGGCCGACAGTGGAAATGGCCAAGCGCAACTCCAAGCAGCGGATCGACCCGCTGATCGAGGAGTCGCCCATCCTCAAGGAACTGATTGCACCCGCCAGGAGCCGGGACTCCGGCAACACCATCCTGGCGAAGGAATTCCGGGGCGGCGTGCTGGTGATGACCGGGGCCAACAGCGCCGTCGGCCTGCGCTCGATGCCGGTGCGTTACCTGTTCCTCGACGAGGTCGATGGTTATCCCCTCGACGTTGATGGCGAGGGGAATGCGGTGGCACTGGCCGAGGCCCGCACCCGAACGTTTTCTCGGCGGAAGATCTTCATCGTGTCGACGCCAACGATTGCTGGTGTCAGCACCATCGAACGGGAGTACGAAGCATCGGACCAGCGACGCTACTTTGTGCCGTGTCCGCACTGCGGTCATCGGCAGTGGCTGCGCTTTGAGCAACTGCGCTGGGAGCGAGGTGAGGATGGCACCTTCCCGGAGACGGCGGCCTACGTCTGCGAGTCCTGCGAGGTGCCAATTCCCGAGCATCACAAGACCTGGATGCTGGAGCATGGCGAGTGGCGGGCCATGGTGGAAAAGTCGGCCGAAGGCAGCAACAAGACGGCCGGCTTTCACCTGTCGAGCCTATACAGCCCGATCGGCTGGCGGTCGTGGCGGGACATCGCCATGGCCTGGGAGCGTGCCATCAGCAAGGAGTCCGGGTCGTCAGCCGAGATCAAGACCTTCAAGAACACTGAACTCGGGGAAACCTGGGTCGAGGAAGGCGAAGCGCCCGACTGGCAGCGCTTGCTGGAACGCCGCGAGGACTACCGGATCGGGACCATTCCAGTTGGTGGCCTGCTGCTGACTGCCGGTGCCGACGTCCAGAAGGATCGCATCGAAGTGTCGATATGGGCCTTCGGCCGAGGTAAGGAATCCTGGCTGGTTGAGCACCGCGTACTCATGGGCGACACTGCCCGCGACGAGGTGTGGAAAACACTGGCCGGCGTACTGCGGGAAACCTGGACGCATGAGACTGGCTGCCAGCTTGGACTAGGTCGTCTAGCACTGGATACCGGCTTCGCGACGCAGGAAGCCTATGCGTTTGTCCGGGGTGTGCGCGACCCGCGTCTGATGGCCGTCAAGGGTGTAGCCCGGGGAGCAGCACTGATCGGCACGCCGACGGCGGTGGATGCCACCACCGGCGGCAAGAAACTGCGCCGGGGGATAAAAGTGTTCTCGGTGGCCGGAGGTATCGCCAAGCTCGAGTTCTACAACAACCTGCGCAAGTCCCCGGAGGTCGCCGAAGATGGGGTCACGATCCGTTACCCCACCGGCTTTGTCCATCTGCCCAAGGTCGATGCCGAGTACCTGCAGCAACTGTGTGCCGAGCAGCTGGTGACCCGGCGTGACCGGAACGGCTTTGCCATCCGCGAGTGGCAGAAGATGCGGGAGCGCAATGAAGCATTGGACTGCTACGTCTATGCCCGGGCCGCTGCCGCCGCCTCCGGCCTCGATCGCTTCGAGGATCGCCATTGGCGTGAACTGGAAAAGCAACTCGGGATGGTCACCTCCGATCCCCCTGAGTCGTCCGATGTACCCGATATCGAGGCCACCCATAGCGGTGGCCTCGCTGTTTCTGGCGTCCGCAAACCCGGCCGTCAATTGATCCGCAGCCGTTGGCTGACATAACTGGAGTAACTCATGAGCTTGCAAACCCAACTCAATAGCTTCGTCCTCCGCGTTGCCGAGGAATTCAATACCGTCAAAGGCCGCACCGGCACCCTGACGGCACTGACCACGACAGATAAGTCGAGTCTCGTCGCCGCCATCAACGAACTCAAGGCCGCGATTGTCACGGCGGTCATGATCGACGACCTGCAGGTGTCGACCACGACGACCTATTCGTCGAACAAGGTGGTCACCTTGCTCGATGCCCTCAAGGCGGACATCCTGGGTGGTGCCGACCCGGCCTACGACACGCTGCTGGAACTCCAGCAGGCCTTGCAGAACGATCAGTCCGGTATCGCCGCTCTGACATCGGCTATCGACAAGCGCGTCCGCTTCGATGCTGCGCAGACGCTCACCGTCCTGGAGCAGCAGCAGGCCAGGACCAACATCGGTGCGGTGGCTGCCACTGATATTGGCGACATCGCGACGGACTTTGTCGCGATCTTCGAAGCTGCCCTGGTGTAAGGCATGAGCCTCGCATCGCAACTCTCTGCGCTGGCCAGCCGCATCGGCAACGAGATCAAGGGGCTGATCCGTCCCGATCACCCCGGACTCGCGCGTGCCTGGGTCAACTTCGGCTACGCGAATGGGTCGGTGCAACTACGTGCCGCCCACAACGTGGCGTCCGTGACCCGTCTGGCCACTGGCCGATACCGCATCGCTTTTGAGACCGCGATGCCCGATACGGGGTACTGCTGGGTGGCCACCGGGCGCAGCAATACGAACAGCGGCACCGTTCGCTTCGCTGCTGCTCGCGGCACTGCCGACAACAAGGTGGAGGCCGGGTTGGAGATCGTCTGTACATCCTCGTCGGGGTCGCTGGCCGACTCCCCTGAGATCAGCCTGGTCGTGTTCCGGTGAGCACACCGACTTATACCGAGGCCCAGTTGCAGGCCCTGCGCGACGCACTGGCCAAGGGCGAGAAGCGCGTGACCTTCGGTGACAAGACCGTCGAATACCGTTCGATCGATGAGCTTACGGCGGCGATCCATGAGGTCGAAGTGGCGTTGCACAAGGATGCCGTGACGACCGGACTGATTCCGCGTGCCGCCCGGCAGATCCGCATCACCACGGCGAAGGGGTTCTGAATGGGCTGGATAAAACGCATCTCGCGCCGCATGTTCGGCGGTAACCCGCTGCACGAGGCCGCTGGTGCCGGTCGGCGTTCGTTTGCCTGGCTGCCGAGCAATCCGGGTGCCGTCGCGGCAATGACCGCAACCCAGACGGAACTGCGCACCAAGAGTCGTGACCTGGTCAGGAGAAATGCCTGGGCCAACGCCGCTCTGGAATCCTATGTAGCCAATGCCATCGGCACCGGTATCAAACCGCAGTCGCTGGTCGCGGACCCGACCATCCGTGAGCGGATCCAGGCCTTGTGGCGCGACTGGACCCTGGATGCCGATGCGGCGGGCCTGACCGACTTCTACGGACTGCAGGCGCTGGCCTGCCGCGCTATGCTCGAAGGCGGTGAAGCGCTTATTCGTATCCGCTACCGCCGTAAGGAGGATGGTCTGGCCGTGGCGCTGCAATTGCAGGTGCTGGAACCGGAGCATCTGCCGGTGACGCTCAACACCACGGCAGAGAACGGCAATGTGATCCGCGCTGGCATCGAGTTCGATCGCCTCGGTCGGCGCGTGGCCTACCACCTCTATCGCACCCATCCCGAAGATGGTGCCCTGGCCCCGATGTCCGGCAATGGCGGCATGGAAACCGCGCGAATCGATGCCAGCGAAATCCTGCATCTATTCCGCCCGTTGCGCCCGGGCCAGATCCGGGGCGAACCGTGGCTCGCGCGTGCCCTGGTCAAGCTCAATGAGCTAGACCAGTACGACGATGCTGAATTGGTGCGCAAGAAAACCGCCGCCATGTTCGCCGGCTTCATCACCCGCCTGGCCCCCGAAGACAACCTGATGGGCGAAGGCTCGGCTGATCCCAATGGCGTGGCGCTGGCCGGGCTGGAACCGGGTACCTTGCAGATCCTGGAGCCCGGTGAGGACGTGAAGTTCTCCCAGCCCGCCGATGTTGGCGCGAGCTATGCCGAGTTCCTGCGCATGCAGTTCCGGGCGGTCGCTGCCGCCATGGGCGTGACCTACGAACAACTGACCGGGGATCTCACCCAGGTTAATTACTCCTCGATCCGGGCTGGACTCCTTGAGTTCCGCCGCCGCTGCGAAGCACTCCAGCATGGCGTGATCGTCCATCAATTGTGCCGGCCAATCTGGCAGGCGTTCATTGAACAGGCGGTGCTCGAAGGCGCCCTGTCGCTGCCGGGTTATGCCCGTGGCGGCGCGACCCGGCGCCGTGAGTACCTGGCGGTGAAGTGGATTCCGCAAGGCTGGCAGTGGGTGGATCCGCAAAAGGAGTTCAACGCCATGCTCACCGCCATGCGCGCCGGTCTGCTGTCCCGCTCCGAGGCGATCTCGTCCTTCGGCTACGACGCCGAGGATGTCGATCGCGAGATTGCAGCGGATAACGCCCGGGCGGATGCCCTCGGCCTCGTGTTCGAGTCTGATCCACGCCACGACCTGGGGACTGCACAAGCGGCCCCTGTCTCTCCCGACAACCCGGAGAACCCCTGACATGAATCTGCCTCATCTTGCGTCCCGTCTTTACGGGACGCCGCTTCTGCTCGCCCGTGCCAAACTGGATGTGATCCTCTCCGTGCTCGGCGAACGCGTCAATTGGCCAGAGTCAGATCTGGCCGTGCCGAGCATTCTGAAGCGGTCGTCGATCGATGCCCCAGTCGGAATCGCCGTGATTCCGGTGGTTGGCTCGCTGGTGCGCCGTACCGTGGGACTCGACCCGGCATCGGGCTTCACGTCCTACGCCGAGATCGCCGGCATGGTCGATGCGGCAATCGCTGACCCTTCGGTCGAGGGCATCGTTCTCGACATTGATTCGCCCGGAGGCGAAGCCGGAGGCGTATTCGAACTCGGCGAGCGCATCCGTGCCGCCGACGGGGTGAAACCCGTCTGGGCCATCGCCTCCGATACCGCCTTTTCGGCGGCCTATGCGATCGGCTGTGCTGCCTCGCGCCTAATGGTCAGCCGGACGGGCGGTGTCGGTTCCATCGGCGTAATCGCCATGCATGTCGACCAGACAGCCCGGGATGCCCAGCAGGGCTATCGCTACACACCGATCACGGCCGGGGATCACAAGAACGACTTCTCTCCGCACGAGAAACTTGGCCCCGAGGCCCATGCCCGCCTGCAGGCGGAAGTCGATCGTCTGTATTCGATGTTTGTCGATCACGTCGCGGCGATGCGCAAGCTCGATGCCGATGCCGTGCGGGCGACCGAGGCCGGCATCTATTTCGGCATGGACGCCGTGACCGCAGGCTTGGCCGATGCCGTCGGCAGTCTCGATGCCGTGCTCGCCGAATTCAGCAGCTTTCTGGTGGCTCGCCGGGCGCGCGGCCACACGATGTCTGATTCCTCGCGCCTGTCAGCCGTAACTCCCTCAACGCTTATGGAGAACTCCACCATGCCTTTGACTGCCCCTGTCGATCAACCTCTGACGGATGAGACTGTGACTTCGGCCGCTCCCGACGCGGACAAGCCCGTCGCCGACGAAGCATCCCCTGCGACCACTGACGCTAGTCGTGCTGATGCGGTTGCCATCGCCGAACTGTGCCAACTCGCTGGCCACCCAGAACTGACCGCTGCCTTCCTCGCCGAAGGCGTTTCCGAAGCCCATGTCCGCAAGGCGTTGCTGGCCTCCCGTGCGGACAGCCCGGAAATCCGCTCGACGATTGCACCGGATGCCGCGATACCTCAGCAAAACCAATCTGCCGCCAATCCCCTGATGGCGGCTGTCAAGAAACTCACCGGAAAGGAGTAAGTCATGCCCGTCATTACCGAAGGTCTCAATCTGGGCGATCTGCTCAAGTACGAAGCCCCCAATCTCTATTCGCGTGATCAGGTCACGGTCGCCGCCGGCCAGAACCTCGTGCTCGGCACAGTGGTGGGCATCGACGCCACCACGGCCAAGGTCAAACAGATCGACCCGGCAGCCACGGATGGCACCGAAGTCGCTGTCGGCGTTCTCGCCACGTCAGTCGACGCCACCCTGATCGATCGCGAGGACGGGATTCTGATTGCCCGTCATGCCGTCGTCGCCGATCAAGCCCTGACCTGGCCGGCTGGTATCGCCCCCCTCGACAAAGCCGCCGCGATCGCCCAACTCAAGGCAGCGGGTGTGCTCGTTCGCCACGCTGTTTAAAGGAGCCATCTCATGCAGAACCCGTTCTCGAATCCCGCCTTCTCGATGGCGAACCTTACGGCCGCCATCAATCTCCTGCCGAACCGCTATGGCCGGCTGGAGTCTCTCAATCTGTTTCCGGTCAAGCCGGTGCGCTTTCGTCAGATCCTCATCGAGGAGAAGAACGGTGTGCTGAATCTGCTGCCAACCTTGCCGGTGGGCAGCCCCGGCACGGTGGGCCAGCGCGACAAGCGCAAGATGCGCTCCTTCGTCGTGCCCCACATCCCGCACGACGATGTAGTACTGCCGGAGGAAGTCCAGGGCCTGCGCGCCTTCGGTTCGGAAACCGAACTGGAGACGGTAGCCGGCGTCATGGCCCGCCATCTGGAAACCATGCGCAACAAGCATGCGATCACCCTGGAACACCTGCGCATGGGTGCGCTGAAAGGCATCATCCTTGATGCTGACGGCTCGACGCTTTACAACCTCTACGACGAATTCGGCATCACGCCCAAGACGATCAACTTCGCCTTGGCCACGGACAGCACGAACGTCCGTCAGAAGTGCGTCGATACCCTGGCACACATCGAGGAGAACCTGCGCGGCGAGTTCATGACCAACGTCCGCTGCCTGTGCTCGCCGGAGTTCTTCGAAAAACTCATCGCCCATCCCAAGGTCGAGAAGGCTTACGAGAACTTCCAGCAGGGCGCGATCCTGCGTGACGACGTGCGCACCGGTTTCACCTTTGGTGGCATCGTGTTCGAGGAGTATCGCGGCCAGGCGACCGATGGCAATGGGGCAACCCGTCGCTTCATCGCGGCCGGCGAGGCGCATGCCTTCCCCGTAGGCACTATCGACACCTTCGGTACCTACGTGGCCCCGGCGGACTTTAACGAGACCGTCAATACCCTCGGCCAGCCACTCTACGCCAAGCAGGACTCGCGCAAGTTCGAGCGCGGCACCGATCTGCACACGCAGTCCAACCCGTTGCCGATGTGCCATCGCCCGGGCGTGCTGGTCAAGCTGACGATGTCCTGATGGCCACGGTCAGCGATCTCTACGCCGCCGCCGGCCGTGCCGGTCTGCTGACGCCTGCGACGATCGGGGGCGCGGAAGTTCTTGTGGACTTTCGTGCTCCCGATGTGGAGGTGCTTGATGGCCTCGGCCTGTCATCCGACTTTTCGATTCGCTATCCCGCTGACGAAGTGCCGCTCGACACCGGTCACGAACTCGTGATCGGTGGTGTCACCTACCGGGTGCGGGAAGTTCGCGCAATGGGTGATGGCTCGGAGTGCCGGGCGACGCTTATGCGCATCTGATTCATGCTCGAAGGAAATCCACTATGAACTCAATCCGAGAACGCATTCTCCAGGCACTGACTAGTCGCCTGGCTCCCCTCGCACAGGGTGAAGGCGCCCAGATCCTGCGATCACCGACAACTGCAGTTACCCGCGAGGCTTCGCCGGCACTGCTGATTTTTCCCGAGGCGGAATCCATCGCCCAGCGGGCCAACGACCGCATCGAGCGGCATCTGGTCGTCCGCCTCGTAGCGCTGGCGCGTGCTACCGAATCCGAACCGGCCGAGTTGATTGCCGACCGGCTGATGGTGGCCTGTCACACCGGGCTGTTCTCCGATCCGAATCTGGGCGGTACCACCTTGGGGCTTCAGGAACTCGATTGTGACTGGGACATCGAGGATGCCGATGCCACGGCTGCCGCAATTCCGGCGCGCTACCAGATCACCTACCGCACCCTGGTCCATGACCTGACGGCCCAGGGCTGATCAACTTTCCATCTAAGGAGTAAACGATATGGCCTATTTTTCCGGTCAGGGGCGCGTATTCATCGGCGCCCGCACCAGCGGCGGTAATCCTGCCGGCCTCAACTTTGTCGGCAACGTCCCCGACCTCAAGGTATCCCTCTCGGTCGAGACGCTCGAGCATCAGGAATCGCAGTCCGGCCAGCGGCTCACCGATCTGCAGATCATCAAGGGCAAGAAAGGTGAGTTTGCCTGCACCCTGGAAGAACTCATCCCGAGCAATCTCGAACTGGCGCTCTACGGCAGCACAACGATCGTGACTACCGGCACCGTAACCGACGAGGCCATTGCGACGACGGCCGAGGCAAGCAAGTTGTACCTGCTCGCCAAGCAGAATGTGTCGTCCTTGGTGGTAAAGGCGGGGGCCACCACGGTGGCCAACACCAAGTACACGGTGAACGCCAAGCACGGCTCCTTCCAATTCACCGACATTACAGGTGTCACCGGTGCCATCACCGCCAGCTATTCCTATGGCGCAGCCAACGTGACGGCAATGTTCACCCAGCCCTTGCCGGAGCGCTGGGTGCGCTTCGAGGGGCTCAATACCGCCGACGGTAACAAAGAGGTCGTCATCGATCTCTATCGCGTGGCCATCAACCCGGCCAAGGAACTCTCAGTGATCACCAGCGACCTGCTCAAGTTCGAGTTGTCCGGGCAGGTGCTCGCCGATCTGACCAAGTCGGCCAGTGGTGAACTGGGTCAATTCGGTCGGATCGTCCTGCTATGAAAAAGCCCACTGATCCCCTGGACGTTCTGCCACCCGTCCCGGTCGAGATCCGCGTGGCGGACCAAACGATTGCCCTCACGCCCCTCGTGCTGGGCGAACTGCCGGCCTTTGCCAAAGCCATTCAACCCTTCACGGCGGATCTCGCCATCGAACCGGACTGGCTGCGTCTTCTGGGCAGTCACGGCGAGGCCATGATTAACGCCATGGCCATCGCCAGCCGCCAACCGCGCGAATGGATTGTCGGTCTGGCGCTAGACGAGGCGATCTGCCTTGCGCAGGCCCTGTTCGAGGTGAATGCGGATTTTTTTATCCAGCGGGTGGTGCCGAAGCTGGGCGAGGCAGTGAGTCGCATCGGCAGTCAGTTGTCTGGTCCGACGCCTGCCAGCGCCTGATCGCACATGGCCATGCCTGGCAGGACATCCGGCACTACACCCTGGCGCAGGTCGACGCTTGGCTCGACGCCATCCATCGGCAGGAGCAGCGGCAACTGGCCAATCTGCTTACGGTCATTGCCACCGGTAGCCAGGGGACGGGCGAGGCCATCCGCAAGGCCATTCAGAGCCTCACCGCACCATGCTCAAAATCTCCCTGACCACCTCGGGTCTGCTCGACAAGGGTGAATTGGCCGCCTGGACCCGCTCACGTCGCGAGGCGATTCACAAGGCGGTCGGCCTGGGGATGCGTGACAGCAGCCGCAGCCTGACGGAAGCACTACGCACTCGCATGCAGTCCGATCTGGCGATCCGCAAGCCGGCCTTCCTGCGCTCGATGCGTACCAAGGTGCTGGATCGGGATCCATCGCGGTTACCGGCCTTGCTGGTGGGGTCACGGGTTTCCTGGCTGGGTGTGCATGTGCGAGGGGCGACCCTGATCGGCAAGATGCTGATCCCGCTGACCGAGTCCGGGCGACGGATGGGCCGCAAGGCTTTCGCCCGGGTGATCGACACCCTGATGCGTTCCGGCAATGCCTGGTTCATTCGCAAAGGCGGCAAAGTCATTCTGATGGCGGAGAACATCAAGGAGAACGCCTCGGCCCTGACGCGCTTCAAGCGCGCCGAGCGACAGCGCACTGGGGCGAAATCGATCAAGCGTGGCCAGGAAATCCCCATCGCTGTCCTGGTGCCTCGCGTCACCCTGAAACGCCGCTTCGACTTTGACGGGACGGTGCGGCGTGCCATGCCGCAACTGGCTCAATCCATCAATCGCTACCTGAACCGCAACTGACATGACTTCCGATCGCGCACAGATCCTCATCACCGCTGTCGACCAGACCCGCACGGCCCTGGATGGCATCCGGAACAACCTCGGGCGCCTGGGTGACGAAACCCGCCGTGTGCAGGGATTGCTGGCAGGCCTGGGTGTCTCGCTCACGCTGGGCGCGTTCGCGGCACTGGTCAAGGGAGCGATCGACTCTGCCGATGAACTGAACAAGCTCTCCCAGAAAATCGGCATCTCGGTCGAAGCATTGTCGACGCTGCAATTCGCCGCCCAGTTGTCGGATGTCGGGCTTGATACCTTAAAGACCGGCCTGAAAGGACTCTCCGCCAACCTGACGGAAGCACGTTCCGGACTGGGGGAAGGCGCTGCCCTGTTTCAGGCACTCGGTGTCTCGGTCGAGGATACGGCGGGTAATCTCAAGTCATCGGACACGATCCTGCTGGAGATTGCCGATCGCTTCGCCAGCTTCGAGGACGGAGCCACCAAGACGGCCCTGGCGGTCAAGCTCTTCGGCAAGAGCGGGATGGACATGATCCCGTTCCTGAATCAGGGGGCATCGGGAATCCGCGCACTGATGCTGGAAGCCGAGCTGCTCGGCCTGAAGTTGTCGACCGAAACCGCTCAGGCGGCTGAAGCCTTCAACGACAACCTGACAGCGCTCAAAGCCTCGTCTTCCGGGTTGGGCATAACGCTTGCCACCGAGTTGCTGGCACCCTTGCGGGTCGTGACCGATGCCATCCGCGACGGACAAGGAGAAGCGACCGGCTTCGCAGCCATTCTCGGCGGTGCCCTCAAAACCACCCTGGAGGCGATTCTCGTTCTTGGCGTGAATGTCGCCTACGTCTTCAAGTCGATGGGCACCGAGATCGGTGGCATGGCCGCGCAACTCGCCGCGCTGGCCCGCCTCGACATCCGGGGTTTCAAGGCGATCGGCGAAGCCATGCGGGAAGATGCCGCCAAGGCGCGTGCCGATGTTGATGCCTTATCGGCGCGCATCCTCAATCCACCCCAGGCGCGCTCTGCAGGGCCAGCTCCTACCACTCCGACTGCGGGAAATACGGGCGCGGCGACAGAAGACATGCAGCGCATGGCCTGCGTGCTATCGGGCGGTGAATGGCGTGGCGGACGCTGCATCAAGAAAGGCGCGGAAGCCAAGGACAACAGTGCAGCGCGCCTGGCAGTCCTGAAGGCACAGGCTGACGCAGAATTCCGTCTGCTCAAGACCGGGCTGGATCAGCAGAAGGCCGCCCTCGACCGGGCCCTGGATGATCGCCTGGTATCGATTCGGGACTACTACGCGCAAAAGACCCGTCTTGAGCAGGCGGCCATCGACGAGGATGTTTCCCGCAAGACCGAGGAACGCAATGCCCAGCAACAGATGGCCAATGGGAAAAATGCGGGCGGGAAAGACGAGGCCACCCGGCTGCGGGCCATGGCCGAGGTCAAGAAGCTCGATGGCGAGATAGCCGTTCTGGCACAACAACGCGGTGAGATCGAGGTGGCCAATGCGCATGCGGCGGCCAATGCCGAACGGCAACTCGCCAATGAGCTCGCCCGGGTACGGGATCGTCTCGCCGAGGTGCGGGGAGGCTCGGGTGGTGACAGTACTCGCGCCCGCTTGCAACGCGAGTATCAGCCCCTGATCGAGCAGTTACAACGCATGGGGGATACCGCCGGCACGCAGGATGTGGCGCGGCTGATTGATGTTGAGTCGGATCTGGCGGAACTGTCCCGCTTCGAGCGCGAGTACCAGACCGCGACCGAGCGACTCTCGCTGCGGGGTCGGGAACTCCAGGTGCAAAAGGAGGCGGGGCTCATCACCGAGACCCAGATGCGGCAGACGCTGCTGGGTTTGCAGGCCGAGACGGCACGGGAGGTCGAAGCGTTGATCCCCAAGATGGAGCAACTCGCGCAATCGACGGGTTCCGAGGAAGCGGTCAATCGGGTGGCACGGCTGAAGATAGAAATTGCCAGCCTCAAGACAGTGACGGACGAGGTGGCGGTCCGCATCAATGGTGACACCCAGAACGCCTTTGCCACGATGTTCGAGCAGATCGGCTCGGGCGCCAAGTCGGCCAAGGATGCCTTCTCCGATTTTGCGCGCAGCGTGCTGGCCTCGATCAACCGGATCGCTTCGCAGAAACTCGCCGAGAGTTTGTTCGGTGCGATTGGGGGCGGTGGCGGCAGTGGTGGCAATGGTGGCCTGGGTGCCTTCATCAGCGGACTGTTCAAGGGCTTCGCCACGGGTGGCCTGGTCAGCGGGCCGGGAACTTCGACCTCGGACTCGATCCCGGCGCGTCTGTCGGCCGGGGAGTATGTCCTGCGGGCCGCTGCAGTGCGCCGGCTCGGTGTGGATTTCCTCCACGCCCTGAACGGCGGACTCAGTGTTCCCCGCTGGCAGGGTGTGCGTCTGGCCTTCGCCGAGGGTGGTCTGGTACCGCCAGTTGCCCCGGCAACGACAGGGGGCGGGGCCGGTCAGGCGGTACGCATCGTCAATGTGATCGATCCCAGTCTTGCCGCCGACTACCTCACTTCCCCCGCTGGCGAAAAGTCGATTCTCAACATCCTCTCGCGCAATGGCTCGGCCGTGCGCGAGATTCTGCGTTAGGAACTGCCATGGCCTGGACATCCGGTACCGCTTCGGACTACCTCGACCTGCTGACCCGCCTCAAGGCCTTCGTCACCGAGCAGATGCTGCCCGCCAACGAGCGCTGGCAAGTCATGCGCTGGGTACCGGGGCCGCCGGCCGAACTGGTGCTCAAGGGCGTCGGCCTGGCCGGCAGCGACGAAATCTATGTCGCAATCCAGACGGAGACATCGTCGGACTACGGCAACTGGAAACTGCGGGGCTATGTCACCTACAACCCCGGAGTGGCCTTCGATGCCCAGTACAACAGCAGTCAAACCTACTACGCGCTGCTGACCCTTTCGGCAATGCCGTACTGGTTTGTCGCCAACGGTCGCCGCATCGTCGTGGTGGTCAAGACCGGCACCTACTACGAGTGTGTGCATCTCGGGCTGTTCCTGCCCTATGCCACGCCGGCCCAATATCCGTATCCCCTGGTGGTGGGTGGCTCGTACAACGGTTCGACGCGCTGGAGCAACGCTTATACCTACCGTAACCATCTGCCGCGCACGGCCGGCTATTCCGGTGCGTACTGGTCGCCAACGGGCACATGGAACAGCAGTCCGTATTTCTGGCCGGGCACATGGGGCAACAATCAGCGCGAAGCCCCGGATGGCAGCTATCCGCTGTTGCCCTTCGTGATGCAGGGCCTGGGCGAACTGGACGGCATGTACAGCGTGCCGGGCTACGGCAATTCCGTGGAGAACATCATCACCGCCAATGGCGTGGATCACCTCGTGGTGCAGGACGTGTATCGCACCGGGTACTACGACTATTGGGCACTGAAGCTGGCATAGACCAACGCCGCATCGCCGACCTCGTTCCCCCTTCTTCCCATCCATCTTCCACATGCTGATTGCGGTAGTGGTCGGCACGTAAGGCGTTCCAACACTTATGGCATTCCAATCCGGCATCACCACCTCCCCGAACGACCTGCTCGACAAGATCCGGCTCTTCGCTACCACCTACTGCGGTTACACGCAGTTGATGTACCAGGCGGACTCGGGCTACTACCGGCTGCACCTGCAGCACGCGGGCAGCGGCCAATACGTCAATCTGCACTCCTGGAGCAGTTACCTCGCGGCCTATGGCTCGACCTCGTTCAGCAGCGGCCTGGCCTACGGCTCACAAACCGTATCGGGGGGCTCGATCTCGGCCAACCTGCTGTCCGGCAGTGCCGAATACTTCCTGTTCGGCGGTGACGGCTATTGCTATTGCGTCATGCAAAGCTCGAGCACTGCCTACAATCAGTTGTTCTTTGGTCAGATGACCAAGTCCTGCAGTTTCACCGGAGGCGCCTTTCTCTCCGACACCTACAGCGGGGCTGTGCGCGCTGACATTGACGGCGCGACCAATGCCTGGAAAACCGCCAACGGATCCGGCAACACCTCGTCGCGGATGTTCTACACCAGCCTGACGCGACAACTCGACAGCTATTCACCAATCTCCTTCAACGGGGTGACGCCGCTGTATCCGATCACCGTCGAGGTGGGACGCACCACACCGACCTACTATTACTCGATGGTGGGCTACATCCCCGAGGCCCGCCTGCTGCGCATGAACGGTCAGTACGCCAACAAGGACATCGTGACGCTCGGCAGCGACGAGTGGATGGTGTTCAACACCTACTATGGCGGCTACGCCTTCAAGAAATGACGACCTTTGCCGGCGCGTTACTGCCTTCGGGATTCCAGGGCGATCCGGCCTATGCCTTGCCGGAGAAATTCCTGCCGGCACCGTTTCGCCCTTATGAGGGGGCCATTGCCCGATTCTCCAGCGGCGGTTCCCTGACCAACCTTCTGCCGGTCAGCGAACTGCCAATGGGTTTCGCCGGCTTTACGATCCGACAGTTCGAACAGCACTGGTATCACCAGATTCATCTGCTGCCGGGCAAGATCATCCTGGGCAATCTACTGTCGACGCAGATGCGGCAGATCGAAGTGTGGAACGCGCATTTCGCCACCAAGACCCTGTCGGCTATCGTTGGCGAGAACGATGGTGGCATCGTGCTGTCGGGCAGCAGCAATCCACCGACCACCTTCGGCATGCTGTCGTCGCGCTTGTACGAGGTTTCCATCAGTCTTGATGGTCCCCCGGTCATCGAGGCGTCCTTCACCTTCCAGTTTCCTGGGGAGACACCGCGCCTGAGCATCTCGGGTCGGCGGGTCGTGGTCTTTGGCCTGCGACCCCACTGGGGCGAGTCCTGGCTGGAGCGACTGGCCTGGGCCACCGATGTGCTGACCGCCCGGGATGGCACGGAGCAGCGCGTGAGCCTGCGCGTCAATCCGCGTCGCTCGCTCGAATTCACGATCCTGCTCGGGCGCGACGATGCGGCATTGCTGGATGTCCTGCTGTCGGCCTGGCAGTCGCGGGTCTATGCCTTGCCGATCTGGCCGGACAAGACGCAGTTGGCGGGCAGCCTGGTGGCGGGAAGCACCTTCATTCCACTGACGACGACGCACCTGGAGTACGAGGCCGATGGCCTGCTGGTGATCGGTACCGACAGCCGCAATACGGAGGCGGCGGAAGTGCTGTCGGTCGCCAGCAATGGCGTGACGCTCAAGCAACCCATCCTCCAGTCCTGGCCGGCAGGCGCCTTCGTGACACCGGCGCGGACTGCACGGCTGCGCATCAGTCAGCCGGTAACGCGGATCACGGAAGCCATCGTGACGGCCCGGGTGGTGTTCGATATCGCGGGAACCACCACGATCACCAAACAGGACAACGCCACCAGACTGAGCAATGTGCCGATCTGGCCGATGACCTTCCCGCGACCGAACCGGGAGCGTGATGTCGAGGTAGAGTATCAGCGGCTCGCTGAGGTTCTGGACTACGAGACCGGCATTACGGCGGTGGATGACTCGGGGGCACGACCGTTCATTCGTCGCGCCTTCGATTTCCGCTTTACCAGCCGTGCCGAGATTGCCGCCTTCAAGGGCTGGCTGGCGGCCCGTGCCGGACGCCTGGTGGCGTTCTGGCAGCCGGGCTGGGAATCGTCCATCGTGCCGACCCGCAAGATTCTGTCGAACCAGACGGTGATGACCGTGGCGGCGCGGGGTTATGCCCTGTACTTCAACCCGATGCCGGGGCGCACCGAAGCGGCGTTTCTGCACAAGAACGAGACCTGGTACTACCGCACGATCCTGAGCTTTGGTGCCGGGACCACCTCTGAAGAGGAAACGATGACGCTCGATCAGACCTTCGGCTTCGACGCCAACCCCGAAGACTGGCTCGCGATTTACTTCCTGGAAAAAACCCGACTCGACAGCGACCAGATCGAATTGCACTGGATCTCTGACCGGATCGTCGAATCGGCGCTGCCAATCAAGAGCATCAAGGGATAACCGATGTCCTACCTCACGCAGGAAACCTCGGCGGCCGCTGGCCTGCCGGTGGAACTCTATCGCTTCGTTCTTGGCCAGCAGATCTGGGCGGTGACCAGCGGCCGCGATGTCGTGACCTACCAGGCGGATACCTATCAGCCGGCTGTTCTGAGCCGTTCCGGACTGGAACAATCACCGGATTTCTCGCGCAATGGTATCGAATTGGAATGTGCGCGCGACTTTGCGGTGGCCCAGTTGTTTGCCGCCAGCCGGCCCAACGGGGTGGTTTCCCTGACGCTGTTTCGCAATCACTACGGCGACAGCGAGTACATCACCGCCTGGAAAGGTCGCGTGGCGTCGGTGGTGTTTGCCGGTAGCGGCGCGACGATTCGCTGCGAGTCGATCTTCACGGCATTGAAGCGCCCTGGGCTGCGGGCGCATTACCAGACCGGTTGCCGCCATGCCCTTTACGACCCGGGCTGTGGCATCAACAACCAGGCCTACAAGATCGCCGGCACGTTGAGCGCGGTCTCCGGACTGACGGCAACCTCGGTGGCTTTCCTGTCGCAGAGCAGCGGATGGCTGACCGGTGGTTACCTGCGCGTGGGTGGCGTGCCGCGCATGATCACCCAACACTCGGGCGATACGGTCACGCTGTCGAGCGTCCTGCCCGGACTGGCGGTGGGCGGTGCCTTCGAAGCCTTCGCCGGCTGCGACCGCAGTTTCTCGACCTGCCAGAGCAAGTTCGGCAATTCGCTGAACTTTGGCGGATTCCCCTGGATACCGGCAAAGAACCCCTTTGCCGGCGACTCGATCATCTGAATCATGTGGACTCAAATTCTCATCTGGGTGGTGACCACGGTCATCGGTGCCTTGCTGAGCCCCCGGCCGCCCAAACCGGCTTCTATCTCGCCCGGCAATGTCGAGGCTCCAGTGGCCGAACAGGGCAAGCCCATCCCGGTGTTGTTCGGCACGCGCGTGATCCGCCAGGCCAACTGCGTCTGGTATGGCGACATCAAGACCACGGAAATTCGCCAGACGTCTGGCAGTGGAGGCAAGAAATGACAGTGATCGCAACCCACGAGGACGCCAAGGCCCTGGGCTATTGCAATGCTGGGCTGCGCAAATGGTTCCCTCGTGACGGGGTTAGTTTCGATGACTTCCGCAGGGACGGCGTAACGACCGACTGGCTCCGGGCCACCGGCGACGCCATGGCCATGCGTCTCGCCGAGGCAGTCGAACAACGCGAGCAGGTGGCCTAAGTGGGCGGTGGCGGAAAACGCGGTGGCGGCTCGAGTTCCTATGTCGTTGGCCATCGCTACTACGCGGGGCTCCATCTGGTCCTGTGCCATGGGCCGGTCGATGCCATCACGCGCATCATTGTCGGCGAGCGCACGGCCTGGAGCGGCAGCATCACGAGCAGCCAGACGATCTACATCAATGCCCCGCAGCTGTTCGGCGGCGATTCACGCGAAGGCGGCGTGCAGGGCTATGTCGAGGTGAAGTTCGGCGGCCCGGCTGAAACGGTGTCCGGCTATCTGCAGCAGAAGCTCGGCAGCATCATTCCGGCGTTTCGCGGCGTGTTGTCGCTGATCGTCCAGCAGTGCCAACTGTCGGCGATGAACCCCTACATCAAACCCTGGAGCGTCGAGGCACGTCGCATCCCGGCACCGGCTGCGCTCTATGGCGGCAACATCAACAATGACGCCAACCCGGCTCACATCATCTACGAGTGTCTCAACAACGCGACTTGGGGCTTGGGCCACGCGACCAGTGAGATCGATCCAGGCAGTTTCCAGACGGCCGCCAGTACGCTGGCCAGCGAACAGTTCGGACTCTCCCTGTTGTGGGATCGCGAACAGCCCCTCGAAGAGTTCATCGGCGAAGTGCTGCGCCACATCGATGGCACGCTCTATGTCCATCCGCGCACCGGGCAATACACCCTGAAACTCGCCCGGGCGGATTACAGCCTTCCCAACCTCATGGTGCTGGATGCCACCAATATCCTGGCATTGGAAAGCTTCTCGCGTCCGGCCGAATCCGAATTGATCAACCAGGTCACGGTGCGTTACCGGGACCGCAGCACCGACAAGGATGCGGCGATCACTGTGCATGACCTGGCGGCACTGGAACTGGCCGGTGGTGTGGTGTCCTCGGTGACGGTGGACTATCCGGGCATCAGCAATGGCACGCTGGCCTCGAAGGTGGCGCTGGGTGACCTCAAGCAGTTGTCCGTGCCCCTGGCCAAGGCGACGCTGGTCGCCAACCGCAAGGCGGCCAGTCTCAATATCGGCGATGTCTTCAAGCTGACCTGGCCGGAGTTGGGCATCGCCCAACTGGTGATGCGGGTGGTGCGCATCAGCTATGGCACCCTGACTGATGGGCGGGTGCGTATCGAATGTGTCGAGGACATATTCGGCTTGCCCTCGGCCACCTATGTCTCACCGACGCCCACCTCCTGGGTCTCGCCACTGACCGCTCCGGCGCCGGTGCCGTTCAGGAAGCTGGGCGAGGCACCATGGTGGACGGTGGTGAAACGGGTGGTTGGCGAATCGGCGACGGCCCGGGCCGAGCTTGATCCAGAAAGTGGTCTCCTGGTGGTGTGCGCAAGCCGGCCCTCCGGAGATTCCCTCAACGTGAAGGTGCTGACGCGCCAGGGCAGCGCCGCCTTTGCCGAGGTTGAGGCGATGGGTTTTACGCCCAACGCGACGCTGATCAACGACATCGACCCGGCCGCCACCGTGCTGGCGATCGGCAACGGGCAGGACCTGGAGTCGGTCGGCCTCGACAAGCTGGCCTATCTCGACGACGAGATCGTGGCCATCAAGGCGGTGAATCTCGGTGCCGGGACGGTCACGGTGGAACGGGGCATTCTCGATACTGTTCCGGTGAGTCATCTGGCCGGTGCGCGGCTCTGGTTCGCCGATGGCGTGGAAGCCCTGATCACCGAGCAGTATCTGTCCGGGGAATCACTGCAGGTCAAGCTGCTGCCGTCGACCGGCATGGGACGCCTGGCGGAGTCAGCGGCGACGGCCGATAGCTACACGTTCGCCAAGCGGATGATCAGGCCGTATCCGCCGGGGAATGTGCGGGTCAATAACGTGATGTGGCCCACTGTGATTCTGGGCCAGATGGCGCTGACCTGGGCCCATCGCGACCGGATGCAGCAGACCGTCTATCTGGTGACGCAGTCGGAGGGCAACATCGGCCCCGAGGCGGGGACCACCTACACGGTTCGCATCTACAACGAAAACCTTGGGCTCCAAAAAACCCTCACGGGTCTGACCACGACTTCCTTCACCTACACAACCACCGACGAGGCCACGGACAGCGGGCTGGGCCGGATCAACGGACGGATCAAGGTCGAAATCGAGTCGGTGCGCGACGGGCATGTCAGTTGGCAAAAGCAGACGCGGAGTTTCGAGCGGGCGGGCTTCGGCCTGAACTACGGCAAATACTATGGAGGCATCTGATGGCAAGTACTGATCCGAATCTCGGACTGACCTACGGCTGGACACTCGGTGAGTCCGGGTGGCACACAACAATGGACAGCAATTTGAAGCGGCTCGGGGCGGTGGTCGGGCTCGCGGTCAAGGATCGGGATCTGGTCACGCCGCCGGCCAGTCCGGTCGATGGCGACCGCTACATCATTCCGGCCGCTGCGACCGGTGTGTGGGCTGGCAGGACCAACCAGATCGCCGTGCGCGTGGCCAGTGCCTGGGAGTACTACACGCCGAAGGTCGGCTGGCTTTGCTACATCGAGGACGAGGCCGTGCTCTCGGCCTACAAGAGCACCGGCTGGAGTGCCGGCATCGCGATCTGACATCGCTTAACCAACCCGACGAGCCCACCCACGAGGTGGGCTTTCCAATTCTGGAGGACGAAATCATGGATGCAACCCCAATGGAACGCCGCAAGATGGTGACCATCCCGCAAGAAGAGTTCGAAGCGATGCTGGAGCGTGCTGCTGAACGGGGCGCTCGCGCTGCATTGCACGGCGTGGGCCTGGATGGTGAGGATGCCGCTCACGACATCCGGGAACTGAGAAACCTGCTGGATGCCTTCAATGAGGCCAAGCGCACGGCCGGCATCACCCTGGTCAAAATGATCGTCACTGGCCTGGTGCTGGCCTTGCTGGCTGGCACCGTGCTCAAGATCAAGTTGTTCGGGGGGCAGCCATGATCGAGACGCTACTCGGCGGCCTGCTGGGTGGGGCCTTCCGCCTCGCACCGGAAATCCTGAAGTGGATGGACCGCAATGGTGAGCGAACTCACGAACTGGCGATGCAGGACAAGGCGCTGGAGTTCGAGAAACTGCGTGGTGCGCAGCGTATGGGCGAAATTGGTGCCACAGCCGACGCAGCATGGAATACCGGGGCAATCGAGGCACTGAAGGAGGCCGTTGCAGCCCAGGGGCAACGCTCCGGGGTGAAATGGGCCGATGCGCTGTCGATCAGCGTGCGGCCCATCATTACATACTGGTTCATGCTGCTTTATTGTGCGGCCAAGACGGCGGCGTTTGTGGCGGCCGTCACTGCAGGTGCCGGTTGGGGCACGGCGATCCTGCATGCCTGGACGGAAGCCGATCAGGCACTGTGGGCGGGCGTGCTGAATTTCTGGTTCCTCGGGCGCGTGTTTGACCGGGTGCGGGGATGACGCTGCTGGCAAATGAGGTACCCGCCGCAGCCATTGAGCTGGCCAAGCGATTCGAAGGCTTCCACCGGGTGCCGAAGCACGATCCTCACCGTGCCTATCCCTACATTTGCCCGGCCGGCTACTGGACGATTGGATTCGGGCATCTATGCCACCCAGATCACTCACCCATTACCGAGGAGGAGGGGGAGTCTTATCTGGCGCAGGATCTGCAGACGGCACTTCGGGCGACGCTGCGCTATTGCCCAGTGTTGGCCGCTGAGCCCGAGGGACGGCTCGCGGCCATTCTGGATTTCACGTTCAACCTCGGTGCAGGACGGCTGCAGACGTCGACATTGAGACGGCGGATCAACCAGCGGGACTGGTCAGCGGCAGCGGCTGAACTCGGAAGATGGGTGTACGGCGGCGGAAGAGTCTTGCCTGGGCTGATTGCACGCAGGCAAGCAGAATGCTCGTTGTTGTTGCGAGGGAGATTTGCTATATGA